AAAATCAAAAAATAAAAAACCAAAAACACAGCCAACTTTCCGTTTAACACAAAATCTTGAAAACTTCTTTAAGCATTACATTCCGATAGAAAATGAATTAGGCATACCGACATTAGATTCTTGCAGCGTAAACATGGATGATGTGACATGGATAAATTTTAATGAGCGCGAGAAGATAACCGAACCTGAAAATACGGTAATACATTTTTACATCGAGGATTATCAATTCAATGTCGTGTGGACGCGACCCGATAAATATCTCGATTTATTCCGTCAATGCCGGGCGGTGGTAGTTCCGGACTTCAGTAGATACACAGACATGCCGAAATCGTTACAGATATACAACACCTACCGCCGGTATTGGTGCGGCAGATATTGGCAAGATAAGGGCGTCAAAGTTATAGCGAATATGAGTTGGATACACGGCAACATAGAAGCATGGCAGTATGAAAACATTCCACAGAACACAATATGTGCGGCTTCATACGTTCACAGACACGGTGATTACAGTGTTGTTGACAAAGAGCTATTGCAGATGATTACGCTCGTTAAGCCGTCAAAGCTTTATATAAAGGCAAGCACTAAAGCTTGTGAACATTTGCAAAGTTTAGGGATTGAGTTTCACCAAATCCCACCATATAAATATAAGTGCAAATGACTGGAAACACTTGACTTTTTCGGTGATGTGATATAAAATGAAAGGAGTATAAAACAAATGGGAGATGGAGCGAGCGGCGGTTCTTGGGATAACAGCGGCGGCGGCGGCGGTGGAAGTGCAACTAATGTAGAACTTGCAGGTCAAGAAGTGATGAATGATATCGCTGTAGCTTTAAGTCGAGGTATAACAGAGTTCCCCGAGTTAGAAGCATTTGCAAATATATCAGAAATCAGAGAGGGCGATTTTAGTCATGATGTACTTGGATCATGGAACAGTAATGGAGAAATAACAATACAACGCGGCTTGCCGGCAGGCGGTGGCATTGATTCAAGAGAGTGGGTTGCTGCTCATGAAGTAGCACATGGATTCGCAGAGAATCCACCGAGAGGATTTAGAACGCCGGAGCAAACTATATTGGCTGCAACACGAGAGTTTAACAGCAGCCAAAGACGCACAGGGTCACGCAGATTAACGCAAGCAGGTTTTGCAAGACAAATATCAGTATATGCAAAAGAATCACCAAGTGAAGCTATTGCAGAGGCTTTTGCCGATTGGTCTATTAATGGTAACAATGCAAACATTGCAAGCAGAACGATAATAAATAATTGGCGACAGCCATAAATAGGAGGTATAACTAATGGAACGAAGCTATGTGAACCCAAAGATATTGGCAAGTGAATGGGTGGAGGGGAAAAAGGACAAATACGGGAGAGAAACGTGGGGATATCAGCTGAAAAAGGGTGCTCCCGAAAGCGTGAGACGTGAGTTCGAGCAATTTCAAGAAACCCAAAAAAACCACAGAAAAGCGAATAAATGAGAAGAGTTCGGATAATCCACTGGTAAAACATGAGGAGTATACGGTCATATGGGCGATGGTGTCAACGGACGTGGCGGTGGTTCATCAAATATTTCTGACCTATTAGGAACTGAATATGTCGGATATAAAGGTCAAGCAGCTATTGACAAACATTGAATATATATTAAAATACAAACGATAAACACAAAACCTTAGAGCCTAGAGCCGTTAGAACACAGTTTCTGCGGCTCTTTATTTTTTGAAACAATCATGAATGGGGTTATGATATGGCTAAACAACTTACACCAAAACAAAAACAACAAGTAATAGCTGATTATGTTGATTGCGGTAATTATTCAGAAACAGGACGAAAGCACGGTATCTCTAAAACATCTGTCAGAAACATTGTCAAAGCTGATACGGAACTTTCCGAAAAATTCCAACGAAAAAAAGACGAAGTCACGGCTAATCTTGAAAAAGAGATTGAACAGTTAAACGACAGCGTCTTGAAAATCTATAAAAAGGGTTTAATACGAATATTCAACGAGCTTGACACTACAAAAGATGTGCTACGAATAGCAACGGCAATCGCAACGCTGTATGATAAGCAGCTAAAAAGTGCAGAACTTAATATGAGACGGCAAGAAGTAGATGCAAAGATGCGAGAAGTGGCGATTAAAGAAAGTATGAGCAAAGGCGTAGATAAGAACAGTATCGAGGATAGCATGAATCAGTTAGAAAAAATGGTGGAAATATCCCGTGCGCCGTTGCCACCTCATGAACTGCCATGAACTTAATATCACCATTTTCACAGAATCAGTACAAATACTATAAACGTGTAAATGATAGTTGGTTTAACGTTGCAGAGGGTGGAAAAAGAGGTGGAAAAAACGTCATTAACATCTGGTCGTTTGCATGGGAGCTTGAAACGCACCCTGATAAGATTCATCTTGCCGCCGGGTTTGACCAGTCAGCGGTTAAACTGAATGTAGTAGACAGTAACGGTTTCGGTTTACTTAACCATTTCGAGGGCAGATGCAGGGAGGGTGAATATAAAAAGCGATATGCGCTGTTTATTCAAACATTAACAGGCGAAAAGATAGTTATGGTTGCAGGGCTTGGTAAAGAGCGAGATGAAAACAGGATTGCCGGTCAGTCTTACGGTATGGTGTATGTAACAGAAGCTAACAGATGTCATCCTTACGGAATACAGGAATGTTTTGACAGAACGCTTGCGAGTAGTCGAAGAAAAATATTCCATGACCTAAACCCGAGAGCGGAGGGGCATTGGTATTACACAGATGTACTGTCATATCACGAAACACAGCAAAAGCAGAATGATAAATACGGCTACAATTACGGTCACTTTACTATACTCGATAACCTGAGTTTATCTCAGGAACATATCAACAAAGAGATTGCCACCTATGACAAGAGTCGTGCATGGTATCAGCGGGATATATTGGGTAAGCGAAAAACGTTAGAGGGCTTAGTATATCCGATGTTCAACGTAGATTACCACGTTGTAAAAGTTGCAGCAAGACCGTATGAGAAATATTGGGTAAGCGTTGATTACGGTACATATAATCCGTTCTCTATGGGCTTATGGGGCTTAGCAAACGGAGTATATTATCGCATAGCGGAATACTATCATAGCGGTCGTAGCACAAACATGGAGAAAACAGCCGGGGATTACTACAGAGAACTCGAAAACATGACAAAGGGTAAGAAAATTGAAAGCGTGATTGTTGACCCGTCTGCAAGTTATTTTATAGCCGAAATACGCAAGCATAACAAGTTTCACGCAAAAAAAGCCAACAATGATGTTGCCGGCGGTATAGAGAGCGTAAAGGCGGCACTGCAACAAGGTAAGGTCAAAATACAAGACAACTGCAAGCACCTAATCCGTGAGATGGGTTTGTACATGTGGAATGCAAAGTCAGTTGAAGATGTACCGGTAAAAGAAAATGACCATGCGCAAGATGATACAAGGTACTTTGTGCACACTTTGAAGATTGTACGAGACAAAGGTCATATAATAGCAAAATAATACAAATGGTAATCAATTATGAGATTTCCCTACTACGATAAGAAAGAAATAAAATACAAAATGTAATATTGAGGGTGAAAACATGGATAAGACATTTCAGGACTTGGAAACAGCGATAGCACAAAATAAGGTTGAAAAGTTTGTATGTGAGGTGATAGACAGTCACGACACGTCTGAGCTGAATAATGCAGATTTATATTTCCGAGGAAAGAATCCGTTTCTCGACACGTTTAATCAATTTCTCACGTTAGAATCAGCCGGCGATCGAGTTGATATCGACTTGCGACCTGCAATAAAAGTAACGTCAGGGATATTTAAAGGGATTGTAACTCATAAAGTCGGTAGACTGTTAGACAATCCTGTTACTGTCATGTTGGAAGATGACAGCGAAGCGGAAAGTGTTATTGAGAATGTCAGCAATTATCTTGGTGATGATTTTGATACAACGGTTAAGAGTTTAACCACATTCGCTTGTGTCCACGGTGTGAGCTATGCATTCTATAATAACGGCAATGTTGAAATGTTTAAGGCAGATGAGTATGTACCGCTTATTGACGAGCGAACAGGAGTGCATAAAGCCGGTGTCAGATATTGGCGAATTAAAGATAAAGCACCGTTTGTTGTGCAGCTTTTCACGATATCCGGTTACACAGAATGGCAGCGCAATGATTCCGGGGAACTGTCAGACAGACAAGACTTATCATATATCAATTATATTCCGACAGGTGGTTCGGCTTTTGTTGCAACAACTCCTGTAAAGCGTGGCGGTGCTTATAGTGAGTATCCTATTATACCGTGGTACGTTAATCCATTGCATGAGAGCGACTTGACAGCACCGATAAAGAGCAAGATAGACGCTTATGATTGCAAAGAGACCGCATATATTGACGAAGCACTCAAGATGAAGTTCATACAATGGGTGTTTAGGGGTTACGGCGGTGATGTACAGAAACTTCAATCAATGTTAGCGACAATGCGGAAAGTGGGTATCATATCGGGCGGTGATGTTGAAGAAACAACTATTGAATCAAAACAGATGGATATTCCTTATCTATCTCACAACA